AAGGTGCTTGCTTGTGGTTGGCAGCTACTAGGTACGCCAACAGTATGGACACAGCCCAGTACCAACGCACTAGCAGAATTGATAAGGACATCGACAAGGAAAGAGATAGTAACCTTAGTAGCACACAACGCTAAGTTCGACATCAAGTACTTGATGAGGAATCACCCTGACTTAGAGTGGGAGAAGATAAGAGTATGGGACACCATGACATGGGAGTACCTGCATAGTGGACACATTAAGAAGTTCACTTCACTTGAACAAGCTTGTTCAGAGCGTGGTATTACACAGACCAAGTCACTAGACTTGGGTGCTATGCTAGCATCAGGTATTAAGATGGAGGACATACCACAACATGACCTGATGGAGTACTTAGAGGGTGATGTCAACATGTTGCGGCAGTTGCATACGCAGCAAGCTTGTATAGATAGCAAGATAGATATGGACTACATCCTACCCTTGTGTGAGATGGAGTTGAATGGTCTACCTATAGACAGACAACCAACAACTACCCTTGCTGCTGACCTAGCTGTTGAAGTAGGTAAGGCATCAGCTTACCATCGTGATTGGTTAACCAACAGTTGTGAGTGGCAAGATGGTACACCTCTTGTGCTTGAGGATTTCAGTGAGCTACTAGGCACCAAGAGTAAGACAATCAAGGCCATGTCCAACAGGACACTGAGCTTCCTATTGTTTAATGAGCCCAGTGAATTGAAAGTCACAGCTAAGTGGAGAGTGGTAAGGAAAGCGTGCAGCACACCGATGTACACAACAGCATCGATACACACTATGTACCCTGATCCACCATCTAACTTAGGGTACCCGGTAGGAGAAGAAGAACTAAAGAAATGCTTAAAGCGTGGCCCATCTCACTTGATAGCCACAGCACTGTCCTATAGGGCAGACCAGAAGCTATTAGGTACATACTTAGGTCCCTTCTTACACACTAGTACAGTGCAAGGGTGCATCTACCCTAAGCTAAACACCACTGTCACTGGTACAGGTAGGTTGAGTAGCTCTGCACCTAACGGGCAGAACATACCAACAGTAGCAAGGAAGCTTATAGTACCAGCAGACAGGCTAGGTAGTGAGATAGTAGAGGTAGACTTCAAACAACTGGAGATGGTAGGTGCAGCCACCTTGAGTGGTGACCCTACCTTGATAGCTGACCTCAATGCAGGTGAGGACCTGCACTACAACACAGGTAGGGTGGTCATGGGTTGGAAGACACCAGCCGACATGACTAAAGAACAACGTACCCTAGTGAAGAATGTTAACTTTGGTATACTGTATGGAGGTAAAGCTAAAGGTCTTTCAGCTAGCACTGGTGTAGCTGAAGCTAAGGTTAAGGACTTGATGTCTGCCTTCCATGCTAGGTACCCTCAAGTAGAGAGGTGGCAGAAGGGAGTAGCTGACTACATACAAGCCAACAAATATACGTATGACATTAAAGAAGGAGAGCAACGCTATGCTTCTAAATACACCTCGCGGGTGTCCGGCAGGAAGTTTACTTTTGTGGAGTCTCGATCACCAGCATGGCTCGCGAAAGCTAACGGAAGAAGGTTCTCGTTTTCACCACAGCATGCTGCGAACTACCCCATCCAAGGATTTGCAGGTGGAGACCTTGTTATGTCAGCCCTCCATTACCTATGGTGTGCCGTGCATGCGACCGGGGTGGCAGACCAAGTTAAGTTCAGGATGACAGTGCATGACAGTATAGTATTAGAAGTTAAGAAGGGTATACAATTAGATTACATCTTACGTAAGATGTGTGAGTACGTGAAAGATAAATACAATTTACCAGTAAGTCTGCATGTTGATGTAGATCATGGTAGTACATGGCAATGAGGAGTAACATATGAGTCAGTACAGTGCAGTAAATGGAGTAGTAACACAAGTTTCAACCAAGGTAAAGCACACCAGTAAGGGCGACAAGACTATCCACTATGCTGTAGTAGATGGACAAGAGTTTAGTACTGCCTTCCGGCAGCCATTCCATGAGGGTGAGATGGTTAACGTAGTAACTGAGTTCAAGTTTGGAGAGAACCAACTAGTACCTAACCAAGTACCATCAACAGGTATGCCTCCCTTAGGGTCGGCACCTAACGTAACAGCAGCACCCGCTGCTAAGTGGAGTGGTGGTAACAAGGGCACCTTCCCTATTGAAACAACTAGTGGACAGATCAGTATCATTAGACAGTCTTCAATGAACAGGGCAGTTGAGTGTCTCGATTCACTGATGGCCCATGGTATTTGGAAGCCTAGTACTGAGCAAGAGTACCAACAGAAGTTGTTAGAGTACGCTCTCTTCATCACTGACTTCGGGTCAGGGCAAGACATCATGAAGATGGCTAATGCTAACAAGGCACTGAGTGCAGTAGTATGACAGTCCTAGTAACATCCATCGCCTTGGACGGCGAGACACTAGAAGATAAGTATGAGGGAGACCATGAGGTCTCTCTCCATCCTTCAGGTGCTCTCATAGTACTAGAGCCAGTGCCTGATCTAATGGGTGGAGGAGAGAAGGTGAATAAGATAAAGAAGATCTACGCTAATGGGTCTTGGGAGATGACAGAGGTACTCTAATGAAATGGATAATGATAGTGTGGGTTACTAGTAGTTACGGTTCTGTGACTATGCCTGCGTCCGTTGAAACTATCGGTACGTTCAATGACGAGGCTGCCTGTGAGGCAGCCTTGTCTGAATGGATCGGTGATGATAGAACACACAAAGGAATCTGTGTACAAGGGAATCTAATCTATGAAGACGATTGAAACTCTAAGTAAGGACATCTACCATGTGCTTGACGCAACACAAGAGCACACAGCTAGCCCTGAGCTAGCTGCTGGGTATGCTATGCGTATCGGTGGTGAGTTCGCTAAGGCTTCCCTCAAGAGGGACAAGCCCAGAGTAAAGGGTAAGCTATGGGCTTCTGACATAGGTAAGAAGTGCTTGCGTCAACACTACTACAATTTCAATGAGCCCACTGAAGCGGAGAAATTAAATGGTCACACTAAGTTTAAGTTCCTCTACGGGAACATCTTGGAGGAAGCAGTACTCTACTTTGCAGAAGAAGCAGGTCACTCCGTGGCCCTACCTCAGCACAGGGTGGAAACTGAGCACATGGGGTGGACCATTAGTGGACGCATCGATGGTGTCATTGACAATACGCTCATCGATGTAAAGAGTACGTCTAGTTTTGGGTACAACAAGTACAAGAAGGAGGGACTACATGCAGGTAACGATAGCTTTGGATACCGAGAACAACTAGGATTCTATGATGCCTTTGGGAACTATCCCACTAAGATAAAGGGTGTTGGCTTTGTTTGGATAGACAAACAGAATGGTCACATTCTTTACACTCCAACAGATGTGTTCACTGGATCTCAGATACACACTAAGATAGAGAACATCATAGGAGCAGTTGATGGTACTGAAGTACAAGCACCCAAGGCCTACACTGACAAGCCTTATGGTCAGTCAGGTAACAGGTGCCTAGCAGTAGGGTGTGCCTACTGTCCATTCAAGCAACGCTGTTGGCGTGATGCCAATGGAGGCAAGGGACTACGTACCTTCTTGTATTCACAAGGGCCTGTGTACCTTACAGAGGTTAAGAGAGAGCCCAACAAGAATGTATTGGAGGTTACATGAGTGATAATCCTAAAGACAGACAAGTGGGAGGGGACCACTACAAATCCATGGTGGTGCAACCTACCGAATTCATTGTTCGTAACAATCTATCGTGGTGTGAGGGAAACGCGATCAAGTACATCTGTCGTCACCACCTCAAAGGTGGCAACCATGACATCGATAAGGCTATCCACTACCTCGAACTGCTAAAGGAGTTAGAGTATGAGCAGGCGTAAGGCACTACCCAGTGGACGTAGGTCTAAGTTCGAGGACACTATAGCTAAGGAGTTAGATGATGCTGGTGTTAAGTACACCTATGAAACATATAAGTTCGAGTATCAAGAGCCACTCAGGAAGAACCTCGCTACGTGTGGGGCCTGTGGCAGCTCTGATTTATTACGAACTGGTTGGTATACCCCTGATTTCTTCTTGTCATCAGGACTTATCATTGAGACGAAGGGTCGCTTTACGGCAGCTGATAGAAGAAAACATTTGGCAGTACGGGAGGCTCACCCTGATGAACGAATAGTAATGCTGTTTATGGCTGACAATAAGATAAACAAGAACAGAAAGACACACTACTCTGACTGGTGCATGGAGCACAACATAGAGTATGCAATCAAACACCCATTGAAGGAGTGGTTAGATGGCGCGTCGTAAGCACAACATGAAGATACTTTACTTGGACATAGAGACTACACCCCATGAGGGTACGTTCTGGAATCTATTCCCTAAGTACATACCTATTAACCAGATCAAGACACCCACTGAAGTGCTGTGTTGGGCAGCTAAGTGGGAAGGAGAGAGGGAGGTACTGTTTAGCAAGCGTGATACTAAAGGTGGGACTGCCCAGATGTGGGACCTACTTGACAGGGCTGATGCAGTAGTACACTACAATGGTAAGAGCTTCGACATGAAGCACCTTAACAGAGAGTTTGCTGTACGAGGTTGGGGTCCACCCTCACCCTATCACCAGATAGATCTATTGTCTTGTGTTAGACAAAACTTTAAGCTGGCTAGTAACAAGCTGGACTGGGTGTCTAGGTACTTCGGACTAGGTAAGAAGGTCAAGCATGCTGGCATAGAGCTATGGTATGGTTGTATGGAAGACAACCAAGATGACTGGAAAGTAATGGAGAGGTACAACAAGCAAGACGTTAAGCTGTTGCCTAAGCTCTACAAGTTCCTGTTACCGTGGATCAAGAGCCACCCTAACGTAGCCCTGTATGGAGAGGGAGCGCCCAGTAGCGAGACCTGTGGACAGTGTGGCAGCACAGATGGACAGAAGAGAGGGACGTACAAGACCAAGGCAGGCATCTACAATAGGTGGCGCTGCAATGGATGTGGCACATGGTCTAGGTCAAGACACCAAGACAAACGACAATCAGAATTTATAATGACGAGGGCAAACTAATGGAAGACCTTGAACTGTTATACCACTTAGAGAATCTCAAGGCGTGTGACCCTAACTACGTAGTAGATGTACTTAACATATCAAGTGAGAGGCTGGTCGACACCTTCTTAGATGAAGCACTACGCTTCATCAAGGAGGACCAAGGGTGAATGACTATGAGCAGTATATCCACAAGTCCCGTTACGCTCGTTACATTGAATCAGAAAGTAGACGAGAGACATGGGAAGAGACAGTTCAACGATATTGCGAGAGCATACTCCAAGCTGATAGGCTGGGGCTACCTAAATCTATCATACGTAAACTTAGAGAGGCTATCCTTAACCGTGAAGTTATGCCTTCGATGCGAGCGTTGATGACAGCAGGCCCTGCTTTAGCAAGGGACAATGTAGGTGGATACAACTGTGCTTACCTACCAATAGATGACAGGAGGGCATTTGATGAGATCATGTACATCCTTATGTGCGGCACTGGGGTCGGCTTCTCATGTGAGTCCCACTCTGTGGCCAAGCTACCAACAGTGGCAGAGGAATTCTACGACGACGGTACAACCACCCTCCATGTGGCTGACTCCCGCATTGGATGGGCTACCGCTTACAGAAAACTTATATCGTTACTCTATGATGGACTCGTACCATCACTTGACTATAGCAAAGTACGGCCAAGTGGCGCACGTCTTAGAACTTTCGGGGGACGTGCCTCCGGTGCTGGGCCGCTACAAAACCTATGTAACTATACAATCAATACGTTTAAGAACGCAAAAGGGAGAAAACTAAATGAGCTTGAAGTCCACGATCTCGTCTGCAAAATTGCAGAGGTCATTATTGCAGGTGGTGTACGTAGGTCTGCTCTTATCAGTCTTAGTGACGTCAGTTCAGATTCACTACGTCATGCGAAACATGGAAGTTGGCATGTCCAGACACCACACAGAGCACTTGCTAACAACTCTGTCTGTTATCAAAACAAACCTGACATTGGATTGTTTCTTAAAGAGTGGCGTTCCCTCATCGAATCTAAATCTGGGGAAAGAGGAATTTTTTCCAGACCTGCGGCTGAGCGCAATATGCCAGCTCGTCGAGACAAGGGATGGGAATGGGGCTGTAATCCCTGTTCCGAGATCATTCTCAGACCAAGGCAGTTCTGTAACCTTACCGAAGTCATCGCCAGAGTTGATGACACAGATCAAACCTTAAAGGATAAGGTTGAACTGGCTACTATACTAGGTACTGTACAATCTACGTTAACAGACTTCAGGTACTTAGGTAAGAAGTGGAAGGACAACTGTGAAGAGGAGAGGCTGCTAGGTGTGAGCCTTACTGGTATCATGGACTGTCCCCTACTCAATGGAGTAGGTGAACCAGTTAACTTGGAAGCTAGACTACAAGGACTACGAGACCATGCGATTGCAACAAACAAAAAGTGGGCACATAAAATCGGCATCCCTAGGAGTGCCGCTATTACATGCGTCAAGCCAAGTGGCACAGTTAGTCAACTCGTCGGATCTAGTAGTGGTATACATCCCCGCTACGCAGAGTATTATATTAGACGGGTGCGTCACGACCTTAAAGATCCGTTGTGCCAAGCAATGATAGACCAAGGGGTACCGTATGAGATCGATAAGATTAACAACAACGCCGCTGTCTTTAGGTTTCCGATGGCGAGTCCTAGAGGAGCCGTCTGCATTGATAGTGTTACAGCATTGGAGCAACTGGAGCTTTGGAAGACTTACGCTATACACTGGTGCGAACACAAGCCAAGTGTTTCTATATATGTAGGAGAAGAGGAATGGCTACAAGTAGGGAGTTGGGTATATGATAACTTTGACATTATGTCGGGAGTCTCATTCTTTCCTAGAGATGACCACAACTATGAGCAAGCGCCATATGAGGAGATACAAGAACAGGTTTATAGCTTGGAGCTTGCGGATTTCCCTAAAGAACTTGACTTTAACATCGAAGAACTAGACGACAGCACCACAGGTAGCCAAGAGCTAGCCTGTATTGGAGGACAGTGTGAACTATAAAGGAGAGTACAATGCCAAAGTACGATGCAAGGTGCAGCAATGAGCATACGTTTGAATACGAGATTAACGGAGGTGGGCGAGGGACTCCACATTGCCCCATATGCGGCGATAGCAAAACTCGTCGTGTCTGGTTGCGAGTGCCGATCCTTGATAAAGCTAAGGACCCCTATGGCTACC